AGTAATAACACTATAAAATAAAAAAAATGAGTAAGAAAATTATAGCAATAGCTTTAGGCGGTGCTGCTGTTTGGTATTTCTTTTTGAGAAAAAGGACAGCACCCGCAACAATGTTACCTGCAGCTTCAGTAGTTACAGCAAGTTTGCCTAAAACTGCACAATCTTCTATTGTAAAAGAACAAGTAATTGTTTCACCAGTAACACAGACTAAAACATTTGTATATCCTTTTGGTTTACAAGAAGGTGATTATGTAAAGTTTGGTACTGCTGAACCCGTTTATTTGTTAGTAAATGGTCAAAGAAGATGGATTAGTTATGATTGGATGATGGCAAATGATCGTAACTATTGGGATAAAGTTAAGTTTTTAGAAAGCTATCAAGCATTAAGTATTCCTGAAGGCCCAATGCTAACAGCATAACACTATAAAATAAAAAAATGAAAAATAGTACATTAATAGTATTAGGTTTATTGGGTGTAGGAGTTTATTTGTATTTGCGTAATAGAAATTTAAATCAATCTTATTTTTCTACAGCTCCAAATCCTGAAACTCCAAATCCTGTAGTTTCAAATCCTGCAGCTATCAATCCTGCTGCACCTGTTAATAATACAGGTGTGCCAGTTAATATTGATAGTTTTGGTAAAGAATTGCCACAAACCTTAGATGCTAAAAATTATTTATCTAGTTATAATATTAGATATGCAATAGCTGGAAATAAAAAAATTGGTAAAATACCAAATACAATATAGTTATGGATATTAAAGTAACAGCATTAGAATACGAAGTAGATTTTTATACTTGTGATAATAGCCAATATGTTGGCGGTTATCCTTATAATAGTTTAACTTTTATTAATTATGGTACAAGTGTAGCTAAAATTGAAAATATTACTTTACAGCCTAATCAACAATTTGAGGTAAGCGGTAATCAAGCAGAATATACAAGACAAAGATTTTTTGTTAATTTTAGTGGATCTACTACAGGTAATAACGTGGTTATTATTCGTAAAAGATATTTAAACGTATAAGATATGCCAATAAGAGTATATTATGAAGTATTAAATCAAAAAGGTACTCCTGCATTGTATAGTGATAATTTTGCATCACGTCCTGCAGCGGGTTATGTAGGTAGAATATTTAATAGTCCAGATACAGGGCAAATATTTTATGATACAGGTACAACGTGGACTTTATTGGCTGATGCAGGTGTAGGATCGGGAAGTTTAGCAAGTGTTTGTGCAAATGGTAATACAACTGCTACTGGAATACAAATTACTGCAGGTGGACTTAGTACAAATAGTTTAACCAGTACTAATTTAACTGCAGGATCTATGCCATTTATTGGTACAGGTGGATTATTTAGTCAAGATAATGCTAACTTTTTTTGGGATAATACAAATAAAAGATTGGGTATTAGAACAAATACCCCAAGTGTAGAATTAGATTTACATTCTACTGCTAATGTCCAAATACATTTAAATAATACAACAACTGGTGATAGTAAAATAGTATTTTTAAACGCAAGTGTTGGAAAATGGCGAATTGGTAATTTATATAGTGGTGGAGCTAACTTATTTCACATTTATAACAATACAGGTTCAACGTTGGCTATGCAAATTGATAGTACTAATGCTGCTTTGTTTTATGGTAATTTAAGTTCTAACGGATTTTTAGCTGCTGCTAATGGTGTAACATTAACAAACGGAGGTACAACAACAACTGCAGGTGCTACTAATATAGGTGGTTTAACTGCAGGTTTATCCATTGCTTTAGCAAGTGGATTTAATCAAACATTAACATTTCCTACAGGTGTAGGATATACATATACATTTCCAAGTGCTACAGGTACTTTAGCATTAACAAGTAATTTAGGTGGTACTACTGGATATTTACCAAAATATGCAAGTGGTACGTCTTTAGGACAAAGTTTATTTTATGATAATGGTACTGCAGCATATATAGGTGGTACAAGTGGTGGAAATGGTTTATTTAATATATTAGCCACTACTGGTTTTGGTTTAGATGTAGCTGGTTATTTTATGGTTAGAGGTGATATTGGTGTAGGAACTCCAAGACAATTACAAATTTTATGTACTGGTGGCAATGAAGTTTATTTTAATACTAGCGGTTATGGTGGAAGTAGAAGTACTTTAATGGTATTTCAAACTACAAATGGTGCAAGTGTAAATACAAATCAATTAGTATTAGACCAAAATGGATATGTTATAGTAGGTGATACGTCATTTACAACAACTAAATTTCAAGTACAAGGTTCAGCAACATTTAGTCAAACAAGTGCAACGAATCAATGTAGTATTATTGCAACAGGAAATAATATTGCATTATTACAATTAAGTGGAAATAATAAAGGATGGAATTTAGAATCTAATAGAGTTGCAAATTCATTTACAATTTATGAAAGTGGTGTAGGTACTGCATTAGCTATTAATGCTGGTGGTAATGTAGGCATTGGAACAACTAACCCTACTGAAAAACTTGATGTTGTTGGTGGTGCATTAGCAGCAGGTAATGGTACAATTAGAACGGGTATTACTTATTCATCTATAGGTTTAATAGGAACATTTACTAACCACTCATTAGGTTTTATTCAAAATGGTATCTTAAGAATGAGCATAGATACAAATGGTTATTTATATTGTCAAGGAGTTTATAATCAATCAGGAGGAGCTGCAGCTAATGTAGTAGTAGCAAGTGATGGATCTATATATCGTTCTACATCTTCGTTAAAATATAAAAAAGATGTATTGAGTTATGATAAAGGTTTAGATGTTATTAAACAATTAAATCCTGTTTATTTTAAAACTAAAAGCGAAAAAGACGGAAATACACAATTTGCAGGTTTTATAGCAGAAGAAATACATAATTTAGGACTTAATGAATTTGTGCAATATGCAGATGACGGAAGTCCAGATGCATTATCCTATTCAAATATGACAGCATTACTTACAAAAGGTATTCAACAAATAGATACAAGATTAACAAACGTTGAAGAAGCGTTATTAACTTTACAACAAAACTTAAATTAAACAAAATGAAAACAATCAAACTAACAACAAGCAAAGAATTAGTAAACGAACAAGAAACAATTTTTAGCACTTATCATTTGTTAAAAATGGTTATTAACAATCCTAGTGAAAAAGGATTTGATGTAGATGAAATGATGCAAAGACTTAAAATTATGAGTGTATTAGATCAGCATAAAGACTTGTTTAAGGATTTAAACGAAAATAATCTTAATGTAGAAGCGGAGGTAAGTTTTGAGGATGCAGATTATAAAAAGCTACAGGAATTATATAAGCAAATGAAATGGGCTGTAATTAGTCAAACAATAGTTGATTTAAAAAAGCAACTAGATGAAGCAAAGTAAATTAAATATGCACAATAATTTAGACACAAATAGTATCGGAGGTACATTTTTTACCTTAACTACGTTTATATTATCTTATTTTCAATTAGAACAAGCCAGTAGAATGGGTTTAATGTTAATAAGTGGTGCAGTAGGTATAACTACTTTGATATATAATATTAAAAGAATTAAAAAAATAGATAAAGATGAAAAACCCTAAAACCACAATTTTTGGATTATTAGCAGCAGTAGGTACATTTTTAGCAGCTAACACTACAGGTAAATTACAAGCTGTAGGTCAAGTAGTAGGTAGTTTATTTACGTTTTTAACAGGTGCAGCCGCACAGGATAGTAAGTAAATGTTAAATGACAAAAAAAGACAAACAAATATTAACCGCATTAGCGATTAGTACAATAGTATTATTTATGCTACGAAAAAGAATAGCCACATATCTTAATAAAACTCCTTTTGGTGCTATAAGTGATAGATTATTTAATTTTATAGGAAAATTAGAAGGTTTTACCCCTGTAGCTGAATGGGATTTTAAACAATATTCTATTGGTTATGGTACAGGTTATAATTGGGATGAAAAAAGAGCCGTACAAAAAGGAGATATTATTGATAAAGAAACAGCTAAAAGATGGTTATTAAAAGAAGCTGAACAAGAGTTCAATTTTGTTAAAAAGGTAGTAAAAGTACCAGTAACGGATAACCAATTATTAGCTTTAGCTAGTTTTACTTATAATATTGGACAAGGTGCATTTCAAAAAAGCACTTTATTAAGATTATTAAATGAGGGCTATAATAAACAAGCCGTTGCAAGTGAATTTGATAAATGGGTGTACGCAGGTGGACAAAAATCAAAAGGTTTAGCAAACAGGCGTGCCGCAGAAAAACAACTTTTTTTATCTTAGTTTGGTTGCAAGTAATAAAGGCAAGGTTTAAGTTTGAATGCGGGGGGTGTTTCTACATCCCCTTTTTTATACATATAAGCGTTTAAAATACAAATTATTTTCTTTATGATACAAATTACAATAGGATGCTCCTATAGTGCCTAAAAAACGCATAAAACTGCCCAAATTTGATATATTTCGGTATTTTCTTACATTTTCCCCATTATTAAAAAAAACTATAGCTGTATATAATGGTTTAGCCATATTTAGATACTTTAGGATTAATTACGAAAAATTTAGTACCTAAATAGTCAGTACTAATCACTTTGCGTTTATAAAGTAGCTTAATTAATGCCCTTAATACACTAATTTGTTTCCATCCAGTAACCTGTATTAAATCCTGCAAAGTAGCTCCTTTGCGTTCCTGTATAATAAAATAAATTTTTTGGTATCGATCCATAGTAGTATATTTGTTATGAAAAAAGTTGCCGTTCTCGGTATTGAATGTTAGTAAATTCGTT